GCGATTTGCTAAGACAACCATTCATCAATCCATTGTTATGTCTAGTTCGCCAGCAGATAAGCGAAGAATGTCACCAGTGGTCACGCCCTTTGATGTAGTAAGCGCACCAGTAAATAAAAGATTGCCCGATGTTAAAGCATCAAAGATGCCAATATGGCTGATCGTTCCCCAAGAACCTGTCGCCGCATCGAAGTCGATTGAGCCTGAGTTTGTCGCCTCATTTCCTGTCACAGTAAATGTTACAGCCTTTCGAGCGTATCCATTGCCGCTGATCTCCGTAGCACCTGAACCTGTGTCTGTTGGGTCTGCGGTGTAAAGCCCAACATACCAAGCTGTCGGGCGTGTGAGCGTAGCCGTAGTCAGCAAGTATTGCAGAGCGTGTGTTTCGTATGTGTTCGTTAGTGACATAGCTTTTTCCTAGTATGTATTGACTTGCATACGCAAACCAGAACCGCCAAATTTGGCTTTCTCATTGTTGTTGTTTATACCATTTATTGCGCTTTGATACAACGCCGCCCAAGTTTGTGTCCTTTGGTCGTCAACTAAATAAGGCGCAGAATGAACTAAAGCACCATAAAGGTAAGCATCAGGGAAGTATTGCAGCAACCAATTGCTTGTATTGCTGTCACTTAATGCTTCTGTGCGCTGATAATAATATAATTCCCCAGTGTACGTTGCATCTGGCGTAGGCCAAACTTCGATTTGACCTGCAATGATTGCGTAAAATTGCGGCTTTCCCTGCGTATCTGCATTATTTTGTCTACGCTGTTGCAGTGCCAATGGCGTCAAAAGCTCAACTGGTCGTTCGTCAACATCCAAATGCAATCTGACGCTTTCCATGAAATCTGTCGGTAATGTAGTATAACGAGCATCAAATTCAGCCGTCGCTCTTTGCTCCATACGCCAATGTCGAACTTTTCTGTTTAAGTCTGCTTCTGTTAAACTGATAAAATCTGGTATCACAGAAGTTAAATCATCGCGATTTAACCAGTTAGCGATTGCAGTTTTCAACTCTGAAAAAGTAGTAATAGCCATTTAGTTCACCATTTACAGCGATCAGCCCAATATGCTGCGCTCATTTTACCTTTTGCAATATTCTTAGCATGTCTTGCCTTGAACGATGCTCTGCGCTTTTTATTGGCTTCACTCTCGCCTTTGCGAGGTGGCGAACCACTTACACCTTTTTGCCCAAACCGAATTAGCTTAACTTTACTACCTTCTTTTGCCACTACTGCATGTGATTTGCTTTTATGGCTTGGTGTACGGACGCACTGATTATACCTGCTTGCGCCAATTTTTGCTAGTCGTGGGTCTTTTTTCTGCGGCATTAATAGCCTCGTAGTTCCATGTAATAGCGAACAGTGCTGTCTTGTGTTTCTGGCGCCATTGAATTGAAAACTTCTGGTCCCATCAGTTCAATGACTTGCTCACGGGCTTCTGCAAAATCAGCCTGTTCTGGCGAAATGGGCATCATTCCACCATATTCTGGAGCCATACCAGTTTCTGGCGCACGCATTTCTGGTTCGTATGTCAGTCCTGTTGACGGTTGACGTAGCGGGGGACGATACATGTCATAGTATTGCTTTTCCTGTGGTGCAGTATAGCCGGGAATGCTTGGCATAGACATATCAGGATAACCGCTAGGCGCAGGTAGTGGGCGCATTTGATTGGCGCCGCGTGGGTCCATCATATCTTGCTGAATACCACGTTGGCGCTCCATCTCACTCATTCTGGCGCGATTTCTTATTCTGTCTTTTGTTAGCTCATCAACGACACTAGATACAGCACGACCTGTTTGATTTTTACGATCAAGCATTCTTTGCTCATATCCTGCAGGTTTAAACAGCTCATTTGCAATCAACGAAAGCAAACCACCGCCTTCGAACCGATCACCACTACGACCTGCACCACCGCCATCAATCATGTCAAGAAAGTTAAGATATTCTATACTATCTGCCATTATTTCTTTTTACCGCCTTTGCGGCCCTTCTTTTTATAACCACAAGCCATTACGCCCTCGCTGAACATTTACCAGCCATAGCACATTTGCTTGGCGTTGGACAGTTCTTGCATGGCTTGAACGATGCTGATTTTGAATATTTGCTTGTTTTCATGTTTTTGTCGCTTTCTTTCGCTTCTTGTAAATGTCTGCGTCTGCTTTTCTTGCGCCGCCTTTGCCCGAAATAAAACTATTTACTCGACCCATTGCCCAAGCTGCCATAGGTACGTTGCGAGAACCACTTGAAAGATATGCGCCTTGCCCGCGACGATAAACGGCTTGCAGCTGTGAAGGCGTGAACTTTGTGCCTTCTGCTTTTTTACGAAGAGCTTTTTTTACGCTTTCGCTTAGTGGTTTTGCTTTGCTCGGCACGGCTTTTACTCACTTTTTTAACATCAATCGGCAAACCTTTTTTATATCGTTCTGCCGTTTTGCGAATTTCACGTTCTTTTGCTGTGGGATTTTTTGCACCAGAAAGGTACTTTTTCGGTGTACCCTTTTTAGTCTTAGCTACTTTTCTAGTCACAATGACCTCCCCTAACTTGTGTGCAGACTAGCATATTATGCTAATCCACGCAATCCGCGCCTGATCGGTGCGCCCCAGTCTGTTTGTTCTTTGCGACCAACTGCTAAATATCTGAACGCATCAGCACCATGTGAAGTCCAATCGTGTAGCGGCCGACCACGCCATGTTTTAAGCCTTTCGTCGAACTCTCTGCGATATTGAAGCAATGCCTCTACACCGCGTTCACAGCGTTCCTCATCAAACCAACAGCGATTAATCATAGACCGTGCTGCTTGAATACCATCATCAACACCTAGTTGCGGCGCAATCTTAACGTTCCGTATACCCAACGCGTCGAGCGTCTCAAGGCGACTTTTGCCCGTACCCAGTTCTTTGACCCGCACGTCATGCGGTAAAATGTGCTCTTCGTAGTGATAACCTCTTTCGGATAACGCTTTGGCATAATGCTCTAATCCTACCCCGCTGCTTTCATAATAGTCGATCAAGTGAACTTCTTGCCCAACATATTGAGCAAACCATATTGCTGTACTGTCGCCAATGCCTAAATCCCATGCAGTGACAACACCAACTGCAGGATCGTACGGAACACCGCAAATTCTGCCTTCCGATGATGCTGTTTTCATTTCTTTGGCGTAGTAAGCACCTTGAATAGCCGCCTCAAAGCTGCACTCGAACTCTTGCTCAAAGCGATCTTCGCCCATTGCTTTTTTAGCTTCTTCTAGTTCGTCTGGATCTAGTAGGCCTGTTTCCGATGATTTAAACATTGCAGTGAACCAATTGGGATTATTTTTTCCCTGCATATAAGTTTCGTAAAACTGATTTTTTCCTTTTGGCGTTCCGATAAATGTTGCTTTGCCTTTACGGTCTGCTAATGCAGGGCGAATAACTGTCGGCCACGCTCTCGCAGGGAAGTCTGCAGGCTCATCCAATACGACATGATCGAAGTACAAACCTCTCAAAGTATCTGCGTTATCGGCACCGAATAAACGAATACGCGCACCATTGGGAAAATCGACGCGCAGCTCTGACGTATTATAGGTCACTCCTGCTACGTCTTGTGTGTACTCTCGTAGATAGTCCCATGCGATTGCTTTTGCCTGACTGTAGTATGGTGCGATATAAGCAACACGAACATTTGGCAGAGGGATAGTCAGTGCGTCTTTTATCAAGTCGTTAATGGCTGCCACAGTTTTACCAAAGCGTCGGTGCGCAATTATAACCGCAAAGCGTTCTGTTCTATTATGGTAGGCTTTGATTAACTTGCGTGGTCGGTAATTAATCGTCCGAACTGTCATCGTCTATCCATTTATAAGCATGTACGTGTTCACCAGATATAGTCTGCTCTTGCTTATCTTTCTGCCCTAAATATTGCTTCCCGAGCCAAACAAGCATGGTAGAATTGCCATTTTCTGCTGCTTGCCATTGCATGCGTCTAAGTGACATTCTGCCTTCATCGTTGTGCCTTTTATAGAGGTCCAAAAAATTTTCGTATCCTCTTTCTTGCAATCTACGATTTAAAGTGGTGTCAGACATACCAAGAATACTACAGATTTCTGTCTGTGTGCATTGTATTCTTACCATATTGAGCAATCGCTGAAAGTCGTTATCACTCAATAACTTAGATGGTCCTTTCGGCCCACGCTTATTACCTTCTGGTTTATCGTCTTGTGCTTCTGCCATTCCATATCCCTATATGTTGTGTAAGCATCTTGTTTATACCATAAATTCTGAATACTTTAATAGTCCTTTTATTTGTAAATAATTTGTTGACAATATTAGTAGTATTGTTAGTTTGGTATTTGTAAATAACGGAGGTTCACATGAATTTTGCTACTTGGTACGAAGAAAAAATCTATAACGAAGCTACTCACTTTGTTGCTGTGCGCAGAGTTGCTGGCATTAAAACACGCGCTGAATTTAAAGTACTTGATGAAGCCAAAGAATACGGCACATCTTTTGGTGATAAGCGCACAATGGTTTATGCAGTGAACGAACACGGATCAGCTGCGCATATCTGTAACGCTTGATTGCTTCTTAATACTTTCTGCATACGCTACACGTTGACGAAGGAGGCTCGAACTAAAATCGTGCCTTCTTTTGTTATAGTGAATTTGCATGTCTAGATTTTTGCCTGTGAAGTCTTTGTCTCGGTATTCCTCACCAATTATCCTTACATCAATCGGATACATTTTCAGAATATCTAGCAGATCGTTTTCTGTTTCGTATGGTATTATCTCGTCAACGTATTTTACTGCCGCAAGCTGTGCATATCGCTCGACCAATGTTTGTATCGGTGTGTTTTTGTATTCACGTTCTGTAGATGGGTCGACATGAAGGCCTACGATAAGATGATCACAAATAGTTTTTGCTTCGTGCAGCATCACAATATGACCTGCGTGTAATAGATCAAACGTAGAAGCTGTGAACCCTGTTTTCATTTTACCTTGACCATTTTCATGCCGTAGTCTTGCACCGTTCCGTTGAAATCAACGTCTGGTTTTCTAATTAGTTTTTGCTTTTTAAAGCGATTGTAGTCGACGTGATGATGCCAGCGTCCGTATTTCTTCACTAACCTAGAGCAATCAGGATGCACACGAACCTGCATTTTAGACTTTTCTAGCGTGCCAGTGTCTGCATATCTCTCGCCGTCTTGTACCTTTCCTTCCGCATGGTAGAACTCATCGGTGTTGCCGCCTTTCATTACCTGCGTGTTTGTTTTTTCTTGCAGAAATGCATTGAACTGAGTGGTACACCAACCTGCTTTCAGTATGTCGAGTGATAGAATTGTGTCCTCATTATAACGGCCACGCCACCTATATTTTAGCTCATTTCGGATCAAATTGCAGCTATAAATTCGTGTATTTAGCACAAAAGGCGGCAATCGTTTTTTGCGTGGTGCAAACATCATGTAATTAGGACCTGCCATACCGATATTTGTATACCTCTGCACAAAGTCTTCCATGACACGAAAGCATGTTCCGTCAGTTACTTTGACCTGTAGATTTTTATTAAATCTGTGAAAATAGCGGATATTGTCATCCATTACCCAATGCCATTCGTGACCATTTTGCTTTGAATGTTCCCAAGCAAAGTTTCGCGCGGGACCTGGTCCAGTAGATTTTGTCATGCCGAGATCGTCACAAAGCTCGTATTTTTCCTTAAAAGACATATCAAGCTCAAGTACAGTAGTAGCTAAATTCCAATGCTTTATTGCTTTGTTGTACAAATCTACTTCTTGCGGTTCGACTACAATGAAATGTGGTACTTTCATCAAAGTGAGAGCTTTTGAAGTCATCATATACTCATGACGTCCTTTGCTTGGGATATACAGTGGAAAATTAGGCTGCATCGTCAGTGCCATTTACTCTGTATGCATCAAGGTCTTCCTTTAGATTTTCAGGGTAACGAATAAACCTTGTGCTTTCTGTTAGCTTTAAACCTGTTTTCTCTGCAAATTCGTCAACGTCCTCTTGGTTGTCAAAGTGAACCTTTATTGTGCGAAAGTAATTTATATCCTCGTTATCGTATTCTGGCATGTCTTGCCATTCGTCAAACGCATCTGTTTCGCCAAAATCCTTATCTAAAAATAAATCTGCAAGTTCATCCATGCCAAAACCGAGTTTTGCTACATCGAACTGATCAAACTCTAGCTGTTTAATTTCTACCTTAAGCAATTCTTCGTCCCAAGTAGAGTTCTCTGTCAGCTTGTTATCAGCGATGACGTATGCGCGCTTTTGTGCGTCTGACCATCCTTTCGCTATCATTGTAGGCACTTGTTTAAGCTCTAGCTTCTGTGCTGCCATTAAGCGGCCATGACCTGCAATCAGCGTATTATCTTCGTCGACCAATATGGGGACTGTAAATCCCCACTCTTGTATACTGGCGGCAATCTGCGCAACTTGTTCTTCGCTATGAACCCTGCTGTTACGAGCATAAGGAATTAACTTACTCGTATCCTTCATAGTTATTTCAGTTGCTGGCCATTTTTTTTCTTTCTTTGCCATTTTACGAGTTCCTATATGGTTTGAGATCATCTTCAGTAATTAGATTAAGCTCGATCAGTCGCTGAGACCATTTTCCTGAAACATAAATTTCAGGCACTGGTTCTCTATTCTTGATCCTACGAGCATTAATCTGATCTACATTTAGCTGCCCTGAAAGCTCTACAGGTTTTTCTAAAAGCTCTTCTTTGATATTGCTTCTGTTTTCCCTGATGCCTTTTACAAACATATGTATTGTCGGCCATCTGCGACTTGCTTGGTTCTTGCGCACATATTTAGCTGTTTCATCAAGTAACCATTTTAAGCCACCTTCGTTAGTATGGGGGACTTCGCTATTAATATCCTCGACCATAAGCAACATTTCTTCACGACTTGCGTTTTGATCGTGATGACTTGGTGCTTCGTATCGCTTAAGAAACTGAATAAGCCAATTGGCGATAACCTTTTTTCGTTCTTCGTAGGTCATTTATTCTCTATCCCTAGAATGCCACCGCTTAAAAGGCTATGCAGATAATCAGTAGATGTTTCTTTTTCGTCTTTGAAACTTACCTCTTCGTCATCCCAATGCCCACCATTGAGCCATGTCGCAGGGTTCAGCGTATATTTTTTAGGCCGATTTTCTTTTTTGCAGAGTTCTGCATACGCATAGCACCCACAGATGATTTTACCGCTTTCTGTTTCCTTAATAGCCTTCGCAAATGCTTTTCGAGCATATTGTTTCCCTGTTTTCTTAGGATAGCTCTGCCAAAATATTTCAAATTTTGTTATGAACTCGTCATTCGTAAGAACATCTTTAGTTTCATTTACAAGGTTATTATTTACTAGGTTATGGTTGTTAAATAAGTTTACATCCTCATGTAAAATATTTTTACTGGGGGTGTCCGATATTTTTACATCACCATCTTGTAGAAATAACTTGTATTCACAGCTCGTATTAGAGCCATTGTCCCTTGTTCTATTGGTAGAAACTAAGAAACCTTGTTCTTTAAGTATGCTGATGTGAGTAATTACAGATTGGCGCGTCATTTCGCACAGATCAGCCAATCTTTTATGGCTTGGAAAACATGCGCCTGTTTCGTGGTTATAGTGATCTGCTATCCAATACAGAACTATCTTTGTAGCTGGTTTTAGTCCTGTCTGCTGCATTGCTAGTGCGGTCATATAATGTGACATATTTCTTGCTCCATTATCTGCCGTGTGCTATTTGTTTTATGTAACAAGGTGAACCTCCACTTCGTTTTGTTATCATATCCCATTGGGCCACACTTTCCCGAGTGTGGTCCTTTTCTTTTATAAACAGATCAATGACAATGTCACTAAAAATTTTGTAAAACATTTGTTGACTGAATTAGCCAATTTGGTACTATCGTATTGTTGAATTGGAGGTTCACATGACAAAATCAAATCCATCATTGCTTTTTGTAAAAGCAAAAATTCACTCATATATTGCACAGCGCAGCGCAGCTTTGGTGCTTATGGCAGACAATGGCGAAATCACAGATAGAGAATATCTGCAACTTCAATTACCTGCATCAATAAGTACAATGGTTGAAGATTGGTTTACCAAGGCCATTGCAGAATATGATGAACTAATGGAACAAACAGATGAAAAAGTTTGATCCAAGATTGGTCACTTACATGACCGAAGAATTACAGCAATATTCTGACGATCTTGAAACTTTTTGGGATACATTAGATGGCGAGACCGACATACTAGATGTTGTTGGTCACACTCTCGAAGCACTACTTATAGCAGAAGAAGATGAAAAAGCATGCCGTGCCAAGGCAAAAAGATTTACTGATTTGGCCGACAAGCACAAGTCTATGCGACTAGGGTTGAAAAAGTTTTTGCACAATATAATGAAACTCACCAACCAAAAGAAAATACCACACCGAAATGGAACAGTATCACTACGGAAAGGCGCACAGAGCGTGGTGATACACAACGAGAAGGAAATACCATCACAGCTGTGCAAGGTGACTGTCACACCAGATAAAACAGAAATCAAAAAACAACTAGAAGCCGGAGTTCAAATTGACGGTGCCGAATTGGTAACTGGACCCGAAACTATATCAATAAGGATGAAGTAATGACTGAAGCA